ATAATTTATTGTAGATTTTGCCTACCGGTTCCATTTCAGCAGCTTTGAAAGCTCCTCGAGATGATGCAACATCGATGATGCTTTTTAAAGCTGCAAGATCATTTAGATTTAGATCTGTGGCCTGTTGACCGTTAGTTTGAGGCTGAGCGGTTTCAGGTGCTGGTTGTTGTTCTTTAATTTCTTCGGTCATTGGTTTCTCCTTATATACGGGCATCCGAGCATAAAAAATGTTAATTCTTTGTGATCTTCAAATCCAACAAAGACACTGATATTTAATTTACCGTTGTTATCGATATGAGGCGAACGTGAAATTGAATATCTATTTTTGCATTTTATGTCAATCCAATCTTTGATTTCGTTGATTTGAAAATCAATTTTGGATAATCTCATTTTAGCGAAATGAGGAGGCATAAATTTTAAAAATCTTTGATTCAGCACATCTAGTGGATTCAGATCTAACATCGTGAAATATTTATAGTATATGATTATTATGAAGCTAATTCTTGGTTGAATCTTTTGGCTAGAGCTTTTGAACTACCCATTTTTCTAACATCTCCTGAAAATAAGTAGAGTTCAAACGCTGCTTTTTCTGATAGAACTTTAATGAATTTTTTTTCTAGATAAAACGGAGATTCGATAAATTGATCCAACCAAATCAAAACCTGAGGTCCTACGATTAGGTCTTTGGGGAAATCTATTTTATAAGTTTTTATTTTTGCTTGATTTTCTATGAAATCGAGACAGCTTTCAGTTATACGTAAACCTCCGGTGCTCTTTTCTCGATTATTCTGCCACCAAATTGATCTAAACTTTTTTATAATTAAATCATCGTGTGGTTCGCCTGCGGCTTTTAAAAATACCTGAGTATAGGTATCCTTCTTATCCATACTATTTTAATTCTTCGCCATCGGTGAGTTTATAAACTGAAAAGTCTGAAGTCTTAAAGATTTTATTTAATTTTTTTGCTAAATTATGAGCATGGCCCGGATTTGAAAAACTTACTTTTTTATATTTCGGACCAGGATAACTTGAAACAAGACTTCCGCTTTTTAAATTAAAAGGTTTGCCCTTGTAGAAAACTGCCCAGATAGCTTCACTCTCTAGAATTTGTTCTACTTTAAAATTTTCTTTATTTGCATACTCAAGTATTACTCGAGGTTTTGGTCTACTCATTTTCTATACGTGTCCTAATAATTAAGCACGTATATATTTATATCTTTTAGAAAGTACCACCATCGAATTTTACGTCTATCTTAGTAGTGGATTCTCTCACTTCGGATAAAATCTGATGAATTTCCTGGATAGTTTTACCCAATTTAGACGTTATTAAAGCTAGTTCATTAGTAAGTTCTCTAGCTTCTTGTATCGTAATCCTAATTTCTTTTTGATTAGATTTTTCAGCGGAGTTGACTCGTTGAAGTAATTTTTCTACAGAAGCTAAATTGTTCGGGATATTATTTAGAGACATTTGACAATACCTGTTTCATTTCAATTTCAGTTTTGAACGGGCCCTGATATTCATATCTTTGTAAAGTAATAAGTTTAGGACAGAAACTTTTTACCCACCCTTTGTCAAAACGAATAACATAGTAACCGGCACAGTATAAACTTTTTGAATCTTCGCTTTTGGTAAACAATGGAAGTTTTCTTTTTATATCAAACATAGCGTTGTGTGGAATAGTACTGCAACTGTAACCATGAATTTCGTTGGGTTGAGCACATCGAGATTCTTGAACGATCTTCGCAACAAAAAAATCTTTGCCAAACTGGTCTGTCAAACTTTTTTTGTTGTCGTAAATTTTGATACCAAGTTGATTGCTCATAACGAATCTGTTATCTTCGTCCTTTCTTAGGGTAGCAATCTTCTCTCCATCTTTTTCAATGATCCAAAACTTATTATCGATGATAGGTTTAGCGTGTAAGTCTGTCATAGTGTGTACCTTGCATTTAAAGGTTCGGCATACGATTGTGCTTGTTCTGAAATTTTCTTTAAATCGTACAGACCGCAAAACTTTATTAATTTGACACCGACCTGACTGATATTTTTGTTTGCATCTGTAGCCGTTGATATAGTCGATGTAATAATTTCTTTGATATGATCGGGCTGATATGAAAGATCGATCAGTCGACGATTACGTTCATAGTCTTCTAACACTCTATGTTCTTTGCCTTCGTGATCAGTCCATCTCTGAAGCATAAGATTGTTCCACGCAAATCCTTTGGTTTTACGATCTTCGAACGCTTCAGTAAGACCCACTTTTTTGCTTGTGCCCTTAGTACGCACACCTGGATACGCTGAGAAGACATTATCACTGGTATCACCACGCATACATTTTTCGAACAGTAGCCATTCGGGGTTCGGCGCAGGCTTAGCGGCCTTGGTCTTTTTATCAATAACTGGTTTGCCTTTGTCATCAAAAATTCCTTCGTGTGTAATAACGTGTTCCATCACACCGTTATATTGTGTAACATTAGGTGCGATTAACTGTACGAAATCTGTATCAGTCGAAATAATCACGTGATTGTCATTTGGATGACTCTGTATCCAACCTGCAATGAGATCGTCTGCTTCTAACTGCTCGTGACGTAAAACTGTGCAGTTTGTTTTATCTGTAACAAATTCTTTGAATGTGTCAAAAGCTTCCCAAAATACACGATCTTCTTCTTGCTCACGCTCGTTCAAAGCAGCACGAGCGTCAGATCGATTACGCTTATAGGGAGCATAATAGTCTTTTCGCCAAGATCTGCCTTCTAAACAGAAGATAACGTGACTACCATTAAATTGCTGCCACGCTTTTCTTATAGAGTTCAGAGTAATATGAAATGCCATTCCGAGCTTGATATCGGCATCTCCATTGATCACGTGTCTAGCACGAAAAAACGTATTAGCAGTGTCTACCAAAATATAGGTCATTTGTTGTTTCGTTTCACACTCTGTATGTCTATAACACCTGTATTAACAGGACCACCGTAGTCGCCATCAACAACTACGTTTGCACAAAGTTCACGGAACCAACGATCAACGATTTCTTCATCTGGATCACCGTCGGTACCGTAACCGTCTTGCTTTAATTGTAACACAAAATACTCGTTCCAGTCAAGTTCAAAAAAACCGTTACGCACATTGTCCTTGTTTATATGGGTATTTATAACTCCGACCCAGGCCTCTTTCTTTCGAATAGCCCGTTCTTTAGGAGTTAATTTAGCCATTTCTTGCTCTAGAGCAATTTCCTTTAGATTTTTTTCTGCTTCGTCTTTTAATTTTTGAGCTTCTTCTAAAGCAGATCTTGCTTCGGCGATATCGGCTTCAATTTTATCTAACCCAAATATTTTTTTAATAATTTTCATCAAGTTCCCCACTCATTCTTAAACAAAGGCACCTGTAAACGATCTGAATACCTTAATCCGTTTTTCATTGCTAGTTCTGCTACACGACGATTATTGAGTGTGTATACGCTCTCAACACCCCCCACTGGCATTAGATAACAAGGTCCTTGAAAACCTTCTGCACGATAAATGTCTAATGTTTCTAGTGCTTCTTCTGCATCGTCTTCTGTAGCAATAACAAATTTAAGATAAGTATATCCCACTTCTTGATACTCACATAATACATCTGGTTTAATAGCGTCGTTTCTAGATTCCCCACTACAACTTAGTTTTGCACTGACACTAAAAGTTAATCTACTATAACCTCTTCGTTCGATACCCCAATCTAATAGATATTTTTTAAATTCAGATGTAAGATGTTGAGTACCGTTAGTTTCAAATGTGATTTCTTTCAGTCCTTTCATTTTTGGATGATCGAGAAGTTCCGGATAAATGTTCTGCCATTTCAGCAACGGCTCTCCACCAGTGATAACCAGATGTTCATCTTCCCAGCGATTGAAAGGAAGAATCTTCATAATATTTTCTGCTATTTCATCTGGACTATAGAAAGGACTTAGATGTTTAAAAGCAGGATGCCAACTAGCATAGCTGTCACAGCCTGTACTTACTAACGGAAGTTCTTCGTAACTTTTATAAAGATGTATGTTGGCTGCGATAGGATCAACTTCGTTAGTTGATTCTCCGGCCGGCATACCGAATCCCGAACATTTAAAGTTACAACCAAATGTTCTCATAAAAACAGAAGGAACACCCATAAAGCGTCCTTCTCCTTGTATGCTGTAAAACAGCTCTGCTAATTTAATTTTTTCCATAGTTTATTATACATTCTTTTTTAGTAATTGCCAAGAGCCGTCTTTGAGATCGATCCATTCTATTGTATCTCCTTCTTTCCATCCTGCTTCCTCTAATAAATCAGGAGGAAAAGTTAATATGCAATCTCCAGTGTCGGGATCTTCTTCAACTGTTAGTGTCCAATTTTTCAACATATACTCCTGATTTGATTAAAAAATTAATTCCGGAATCGTCCCTATAAGATTCTTTATAGAATACAGTTTTTATTCCGGATTGATATATTAGCTTTGCACAATCTAAACAAGGGCTGTGTGTAACAAATAAATCCGAATTTAAACCAGATTCGTTGCTTCTTGCTAATTTAGCAATAGCGTTTGATTCGGCGTGTAATACTTCTGGTTTAGTTTTCAACCCGTATCGATATTCTTCTTCTGCTTCTTCGTTATATTCTGTATAAGGATACATAGCATCAAACTCTTCGGGACTTACCCAACCGCCTGCTCCAGTATCCCATACTTTATCTTCGCAGTTATTATCCCATCCAGCCGGCATTCCGTTATAGCCAATACTAATGATTCTGTCATCCTTTACTACAATAGCACCGACGTGTAATCTACGAGCTGTACTGAGTTCTGAGAAGATTTCTGCTGTTCTCATAAATGCGTTTTTCATTTTCTGTTTCATTATTGTGTTGTTTCCTACATTCTTCTTTCACAGCAGGCGGAATATCTGGATGCCATTCGGCCATACCGCAGTCGTATATTTTGTATTCTGGAACAGTTATACTAGAAAGTAACCATATCCAAAGAACCGATGCGATGATAAAACCGATGACATATTTTTTCATTTGATACTACTGCAATCAAGAATTAAAATATTTTTCTAAAACTTCTAATTTGTCCATATATTCAGCAATATGAGAGATTTCTTTTTCGACAGCATCCATTAGATCTGTGTGATCCTGAATAGCCATAGGATTACCTAACATAATATCTACGTTCATTTTATGCTTTAGAATATGTGCTTCGAAGTGTTGCTTTAGAACACCTATCATTTCTTTTCTCATTTCCATTTCCTATAATTGCCCCGTTCTGGTATAACGTGTCTTACACCGCCTGTAGGGTCTTCCATATCTCCATTACGTCTCGGAATGAGATGTACATGGGGCCAACCTACGGTTTGTCCTGCTGACTTTCCGTAATTAAAACCTATATTAAATCCGTCGCACTTTCCATCGTTTACCATGCGTATACCGTCACGAACAGCATCCTCGAAAGCATCCATTAATACAGACACTGTATTGTATTTAGGTACAAATAACAAATGTCCTTCTGTGACCGGATACTTATCTGAAAATACTTTGACATGATAGTCTTCTTCAACAAGACTATCCCAAGGAGCCTGACTATCCTCAATAAATTCAGGCTGATCTTTCATAACTGTTTCGTTCATTTAGTCCACCATTCTTCCCAAGGAAAATCTACCCATACATCGTTTTCCGATTTGTTAATTTCTTTTCCTACAAAATCCATTTTTACATTACATTTGCTAGACAGGTTATCAACTAAGACTGCAAATTTAACGTTGTTGTTCCAAACCTCGTTCCACGAATCGTCACCGGGAAAACAACCAGATCTCCAATCTTCCATAATCCAATTAAATGTAGCACCACTGTCATTTATATCGTCAACTAACAGAATCTCTTTGTAGGTGCCTTTTTCTAATAGATCGCTAGTCGTTGATAAGATTCCTGCAACATCATTAGCATCTTCTACAAATCTTTCACGACTATTAGGTCCTAGAGCATCACCGGCCATCCACAGATTGCTCTCACCACCTTCGCCGTCTCTGAGACTTACATTCAATGTATACATAGGAACATCGAGGTAGTGACTGATCATGACAGCAGGGATTAATCCGCCGCGAGTTAATCCTACAATGTAGTCCGGTCGCCAGCCGCTAATTACGATATCTCTACATAATTTAGAAACTAAACCATTAAGTTCTTGCTGTTTGATTATGAGCTTGTTCATATCTTTCCTTGAGGTATTGTTCGTGTTGAACCCATTTGTTATTAACTAAAAATCCCCAATCACGCTTATGAGGACCGGGCATAAACAAGGTCCATGCAGTCACACCAGGCTCAAGCTCAATACGATGATAACTGTTAGGGCTACATATACGAAAATGGCCGGGTCCTCTCCATTTACGTACTTCAGATGATTTACGACCTTGGTCGTCAAATTGCGGAACCCACTCATAGTATCCACCTTTCAAAATAAGTGTAGCATAGGGCCAGGGATGATCGTGAACATCGTCCGGATCACCTTTTAAAAATTTATGTAAGAATACATTAAACGGAAAACGTTCGCGTTCTTTCAAAAAGAGATAATACCGTTCGAGATACGGTTCGTTATGCACACGATCAAAAATGATACGTTTGCGACCTAATCGTTCAAGCAGCTTCAGCAACATTAAATACCTCTTCTTCTAAGTATCTTTTTAATTCTTTGTCTGTGGGATTGACAGTATAGTTCTGTTTGAAAAAGATTTCATAACTGTCACTACCATATTTTCCTATGCCATATAACATTGTAGCATCAACGCCGTCCCAAGTTAAGAAATCGGCAGTCATTTTTTTGAGTCTTTGAAAACGGACGTTATACATACCTAATGGCCAAATTATTTCTTTAACATCATCAATGCTAGCAAGTAAAAATTTGTTAGGAGTAGGCCAACGATCTAAGAAAAGAGGCAGCACATACTTAACTGCCTTTCTTCCGGTTTGATTAAGCATAATTACAGCAACCATATGCTGCCACACTCGATGACGTTCGTTGGTTGCAGGTAATTGTTGTTGAACCATCAACTCGTCTAACAACGGAGTAATCATCTTGGAGCAAAATCCTGTTGTAGTTTAATGTTGTCGAAGAATTCTTTCTTCGTACCTTGGTCGTCTTTAAACGCACCTTTTAGCACAGTGGTCTGTGTTAAACTACTATGTGCCATAATACCACGATTCTCACAGCAGCCGTGCTGTGCTTGAATATAAACACCTAAGTCTTTTGCTCCTGTGGCCTTGGCGATCTCTCTAGCAATATCATTAGCAAGTTCCTCCTGGAGAGTACCACGTCTGGCGCACCACTGTGCGATACGGGTGTACTTACTGAGGCCAATGAGCTTGGAAGCCGCAATAATACCAATATAGGCAATACCAGCAACGGGCTGATGATGATGGCTACACATACTGCGAAGCTCACTGCGAACAACCAACATACCTTCGTAACGGTCCTCCGAATCATTTGGGAACGCTGTGCAATCTGGGGCTTGTTCATATCTACCTGCCATTATCTCATTAAAATACATCTTGGCCAATCTACGTGCTGTACCTTGGCTGTTAGGATCGTTTTCTCTATCAATCAACAGGGTGTCTAGCACTTGTTCAAATGCCTCTGTTGCTTCGTCGATTAATTTTTCTATATCACCTTCGTGTAGATAGTCGCTAATGTTATCGCCTGCCCAGAAACGCTTGCCTTCACGCTTCATCTTAAAGCGAATAACATCAGCTAGATATGCTTCTTCATACCCTTTATCGCTCATATCTTCGCCGGCTTTTACAAACACCTGTTTTTTCAAAGGAACATATTTGTCTTCATATTCCTGTTTTACAAATTCTGTGTTTATATTTTCATTTATTACTGGATCTGGTTTAAATTCATTTGTCAATTATATTCTCCGAGTTTTAGCGGTGGATCGCATTTGTTATTTTAACATCTCTAGTAGTTTATCACAACTAAAATAATTTTTAGTAAGTAATTCCACCTGTTTATTTAGGCCTGGCAAAAACTTTTCATAATTATCCATATACTGGATTATTTTAAAACATAGATCTTGCCTATGTACAGTGTACGCATCCCAGCTTTCTGTCCATTCGCTAGGATATTTAAAAGTATCCATAGCCATTTCTTTGTAGCTTAATCTATCTGGCACCATTGGAATAGCATCAACTATAGCACCTTCGTACCAACTGATGCCTAGAGTTTCCTGCAGATTGGCACTGAACACCATTTTAGCTTCTCCTAGCATGTTATGATATTCGTTTTTAGTCAGCGGATATTCCTGGCAGACTTTGAAATCATATTGTGGTAGGTGTTGTCTTAGATCTTCAAAAATTGGTAGTTGTTTTTCTGGAGCCATTCTGTGCGGAAATAATATTAGATCACGCTTAGGCATATTCTTATACATTAAAAGAGTGTCTGCCATATATTCCATAGGCCAACCAGTTCTTACTATGCCTGAATATTCACCATTAAGTGCTTCTTTGATCTGTTCTTCTATCCAAGGATTTTCAAACATTTCATCATTGATAAGATTACGCATAAACATCTCAATGTGAAAGTCTGTGGCAAAGTAATTATAATCTGCTGAAAAGAAGAAACTTTTTTCAGCATGACGAACCCAAGGGCGATTACCAATAAGACGACCCAAGAAATCTTGAGGATCATAACTGCCAGCATGCCATAGAGCATGGATCACTACTTTAATACCAAGTAGTTCACTCATGTATTTTAAGTTTATGATACCAGGGTGCCAAGCATCAGTAAAAATAAAATGATCCCCAGGCTTAACTGCTCCGGATGTAAATAGACGACTAAATTCTTCAACTTGGCGAGACTTATAGATATTAGTGCCACCAAAATTAAGAAAGGCG